TGGTACGCGGCGAAAGTTCCTGATCAACCAAAAAGTTCAGTTTAGCTTCTCAGTTGATGTGGCCGGAAGCGGTGTAGCTGGCACGGCGCCTAAATGGGGCAGGTTGTTGCAAGCTTGTGGGTTTGGTGAGACTGTGGTAGCAAGTACCAGTGTCACGTATAACCTGAAAACAGATAATGCCGACATCGCCGGTCTAACCATGGTTGGCCACATGGACGGACAAAAACACCTAGCAACAGGCTGCAGAGGTTCGGCTCAGCCTATGGGCAAGGTGGGCGAGTTCTTCCGCGTCATGTTTAACATGACCGGCAGTTATGCAGCGCCAACGGATGCAGCGCTGCCCTCCGCGACGTACGGAAACCACGTTGACCCACTGCATGTCAGCAATGTAAATACTACTAATTTACTGGTTAATGGTTGGAATGGTGCTTGCTTAAGTGAGTTTGACTTCAATCTAAACAATAGCACTACCTATAGGGAACTGGTTAACTGTACTAATCAAGTGCGAATTAACAACCGCCAGGCTAACGGCAAGATCGTGATTGAATCGCCATCCCTGTCAGCCTACAACGCTTTCACGGCTGCAACCACCAGTGCTATCGGCACGGTTAGCTTTAGCCATGCTGACAGCGCTGGCGGCAGCTGCACAGTAACCGCACGCTGCAACTTTGGGGCACCCACTTATGCGGACATGGACAATACCACCATGATAGACATCCCTGTAGGACTGGTCCCAAGCACGGCAGGGAATGATGAACTCACACTTGTCTTTACCTGATGACAGTCTTTACCGCCTATCGATACGATCACGTCATAGCTGAGGCGTGGGCCGGCACCTGGCGGTTATCTGCTGCGCCAGATTTCAGGGTTAACCTATACACAAGCTTCACATTCAACGGAACCCACACCACCAAATCAGCAGCAGAGACTGGCGCTACACAAGTCGCGACAGGAGCGGGCTATACGCAAAACGCGAAAACTCTTGACGCTGTAACTTTTGCCCCATACAACACCACTGGCATAGCTTTCAAAAGCAACCCTGTACTTTGGTTTCCTCCATCGGGGACAACGCTAACCGCAAGGCACGCCTTGATCTATGCAAACGGAACCACGGGGGCTAAGCCATTTTTGTACATTGACTTCGGGCAATCCATATCAGCACTCTCCCCTCTGCCACTGATCATCGCCCCACCTGATAGCGGCTGGTTCCGCCAGGCCTGGAGCACCTAGACTGCCTTTACCCTCAACACAACCATGGCATTCAAGCTAGACAAGAAGCCCTATTACAAGTTGCCTGTTACTTGTTCAACGTCAGCCGACAACGGATTGCAAGAATCTGAATCTTTTATAGCTTACATTGCAAGGCTTCCTCAGGATCGAATTGATGAAATTTCCGAAAAATCCATAAGGCGATACACGCAAATTAAACACGGCGAAAAGCCTGATGAAGATGTTGCTGAGTACACCTACTTCTATGTTGCAGATGAAATTCTAGTAGGATGGGAAGAAATAACCGTAAACGGCGAAGACATTCCATTTACAGCTTCAACCAAAGAAGAGTTCTTAAAAAGCGAAGGCGTGGCCACCGCTATTGTCAATGCCTGGATTGAAAGCAAGAAGGCCGATACCGCAAAAAAGCCAACCTCCAAGAAATCGCGAGGCATTGGCTAAGCGGCGGCCGCAATAAACTGGCGGATGATGCTGCGGCGCATGGCATTGAGCTGCCAGCCGAACTGTTAGCCGATCAGGATTGTTGGGTATGGCCGGAGAACTGGCCGGCCCTGCTGATGTTCCTGCTGATGGAGACGCAATGGCGAATCGGCATGAACGGCCGCGAGGGCCTCGACTACAGGGTGCTGGAGTGGCTGTTTAGCCTGTACCCAGCAGACGATCCGCGCCAGCTGTTGGAGGATTTACGGGTGATCGAGACCACGATTCTGGAGGCTGACCGTAATGGCTGAGATGTCGGCCCTGCTGCGGATCATCGCCAGGGCGGAGGGCAAGGAGGCGATTGAGGGGGTTGCCAGATCGCTGGGCAACCTGCAGCGCTCTGGCGCCAACACCACGCGGGCGCTGGAGGGGATCGCCAGCTCAGCCGGCGGACTGGCGGGCTCCATGCAGTCACTGGTGCCGCTGCTCAGCGGGGCGGGCCTGGTGGCCCTGGCGCAAAGGTCTATTGAGACTGGCGACCGGCTGTGGGATCTGAGCCAGCGGACGGGGGTCAGCGTTGAGCGGCTGAGCCAGCTCAGCAAGGCGGCCCGCCTCGGCGGCACCGACATTCAGACGGTCGCCATGGCGCTGCAGCGGATGAGCCGCAGCATGGTGGCCGCCAGTGATGGGACAAAGGCGCTTGCCGATCGCCAGGACGACGAGATGCGGCGGGCGGTGGATGTGGTCCAGCGCGGGGAACGTGCTCAGACGCAGCTCGTGCGCGAGCAGGCTGACGCCAGGCTGGCGGTGTTGGACCGCGAGAGCGAGGCGCGGCTGAGGGCGCTGGGGCGCCGTTACCGACGCGAGGAGCAGCTGCTGAGCGATCGAGCCGACGACCTGCAGGGTGAACAGGAGCGCCAGCTCCAGGCACAGGAGAACGCCGAGACGCGGGCGGCGCAACGGCGGTTCGATGCTCAGCGGCGGGCGATCACGGCAGACCGGACGCTGGCGGATGAGGCGCGGCAGAACCTGTTGGACGGCCTCCGGGATCAGGAGGAGCAGGCGACCGGGCAGATTCGCGACGCCTATGCGCTGCGGTCGCGAGAGCTGCAGCGGTCACTCAGGGATCAGCGCCAGCAGCAGCAGGACGCGATCGACGACCGGCGGAGCCAGGAGGAGCGGGAGATCCGGGCCTCTGTTGACCAGCGCAAATCTGGCATCAAGGCGGAAACCGACGCCACCATCGAAGGACTGAAGGCGCAGGCTCTGGCCAGGATCGAGGCGTTGAAGGGCGGCACTGGCGGCGGCGAGGATATGGAGGGCCTCAACACCAGCAAGGCCGCGAACGCCTACCGAGAGCTGGGGATTGCCGTCCGCGATTCGAGGGGGCAGCTGCGGAGCAGCGGCGATGTGCTGATCGACGTGGCGAACAGGTTTCAGACCATGGCCGATGGCGTGGACAAGGCAGCCCTGGCGCAGCAGCTGTTCGGCCGCGGCGGTGCCCAGCTGATCCCGATGCTCAACGAGGGCGGGGAGGCGATCAGCAGGCTGAAAGGCATGACAACTGCGCAAGCCCGCGCCAGCGATGAGCTCAGCGACGCGATGGAGACGCTCCAGATGCGTGTAGGTGGCCTGGGCGGCAAGTTGGCGGTGGCCCTCATGCCCTCACTGGAAGCGGTAACCAACAACCTGATCGGCATGATCGATGCCTTCAACCGACTGGATCCTGGGATGCAGGCGGCCATCGGCTACGGCGCTGCGATCGCGATCGCCTGGGGGCCCCTGATGGGCATCATCATCAACACTGCCAAGGCGTTTACTCTGCTGCAGGGTGGTATAGCGCTGCTTGCTGGCAAGAGCATTGTGGTTGGCATTGTGGTTGGCATTAAAGCCGCTCTTGGCGGATTGCTGGCCTGGGTTGGCTCTACATTTGTTCCTGCTATGGCTGCTTTTTTCTCGGGGCCAGCGGGATGGATTGCGCTTGCTTCTGTTGCTGTTATAGGATTGGTTGCTGTTTTTAGAGAACCTATAATCGGTTTTTTGAGTTGGTTAGGGCAAGAGGTTGCTAACGGAGTCAAAGGTTTACTGTTTGCTATTAAATCTGTTTTTGTTGATCCATTTGTAAACATTTGGAATAATACGCTAAAAGAGCCGATTACTGCGTTATGGAAATGGTTATCGGATGTTGCAACTACAGCATTTACGGCTTTATACGCTATTGCTTGGCAGATTTTTGTGCAGCCTTTCATCAATCTATGGGAAGATATTAAGGATCCTATCTTTAGTTTTATGGAATACATGAAAACGGCTTTTGATGTGGCGTTAAAAGCTGTAATGAAGATCTTGCATACTGTTTACGTACAGCCGTGGATTGATTTATGGAATACTGTGCTAAGGGAACCGGTTACGGCGGCTTGGGATTGGTTAAAGAAAACTTGGAGTCAAATCTCAATCTTTTTCACGAAAAACGTAACAATGCCAATATCTGACGCCTGGACTAAACTAACAACCGGATTAAAAATCGCAATGGTTAGTGTCGCAAACTTTCTCCCTAATTTATGGAACAATGTTGTTAATTCAATAAAAAGCACTTTTAACGGTTTTATTAGCAGTATTTTTGGCTCGCTTCAATCTGTAACCAATCAAATCAATAGGGCAATAGCAACGTTTAATCGTTTGCCTGGCCCAGATATTACGCCTCTGCCAAATGTCAACATTCCCCGCTTTGCGACCGGCGCCTACGTCACCGGCCCGACGATCGCCCAGGTTGGCGAGGGTGGCCAGCCGGAGTACGTGATCCCCTCCAGCAGAATGGCCTCTGCCTCTGCCGCCTACCTGGGCGGGGCTCGTGGTGTTGCCGTCCTGAATGGCTCAGCCCCCGGCGGCGGCCGGCCTGTGGTGAACATTCAGACCGGCCCGGTGATGCAGCAGGCCGACGGCTCACGGTGGGTCAGCCTCGATGATGCCGCCGCCATGGTGCGCCAGGCGGTGGACCAGCTCCGCGGCGAGCTCGCCCAGCCCTCGACCCGTGCGGCGCTGGGGGTGGGATGAGCTACGCCCGTCGGCTGACCCTGCGCCTGTATGGGGCGGCCACCACTCACAAGCGCTGGCAGAACTTCTACCCAGGCATCACCCTGTCTGGCGGGTGGGCTTACCTGCCGTTTGATGCGGAGGGGTTCAACGTGGCCAGCGGCGCCGATCAGGCCACCATGCGACTGAGACTGCCAGGCGTCACCGATGTCGCTGCGGTGATCGAGGACGCTCTGGCCCCGCCCCAGTGGCTCGCAGAGGTGCGGCTGCTGGAGCTGGATCAGGCCCCGACCACAACCGCTCCGCCAGGCAGTGAGATCGAGGTGAGCCGGTTTGTGGGGCAGATCATCGGAGCCGAGG